ATCCAAGATTGTCATTTTTGGCTAGATAAAATTACATCAAGCACTAAAAATGTAGTCAAAATAAAAGGCAGTAAAGGAGATTAATTATGCAATATGACATATTAGCGTCGGCCCCGTTAACTAGTACAGGTCAGGTTACTGATAACGCTGGTAGCCCCAATGCTTTAACTAGGTTGCGTATAAAAGGGCTGTATTACGTAAGTGGTGCTACTGCGGGGTCAGTTGTTTTTAGGAATGGGGGTTCAGGTGGGCCAGTACTGCTAACTATGAATACCCCCGCTTCTGCTGCTAGTGGCTCAAATTACATCATTATGCCCGGGGAAGGGATTTTAGTAGGCACAAACCTTCACGGAACTGTAACTACTACAACTTCTGTAGTGGTCTTCTACGGATAAGGAGCTTTAAATGCCTATTAAAATTACGCCAAAACACAACCCTACCAATGCTGAGCCTAAGCCTAAGGTCCCTGATTATCCACCGCCACTAATGGAAAACATGAGGATACTACCTATTCCAAAACAACCCCCAAAAAAGGCTAAGGGTGGTGCTGTAAAAATGGCTAAGGGTGGCTATGTTCGGGCAGCAGATGGTGCAGCTCAACGCGGTAGAACTAAGGGACGTACCTTGTAATGGGCATACTAGCAAATTTAGGGTATGGCGCAATACTTGGCCCTGAATTGCAGGGTAAGGTGCTTAAGCCTTTTGAAAAGGCAGTTACTGTTATGCAACTGGACGAGCCTAATAAGGCTATGATGGAAGCGGCTGGATACAAAAAAGGTGGCTCAGTTAAATCTTCAGCTTCTCGTCGTGCAGATGGCGCGGCTAAACGGGGTAAAACTAAAGGACGGACTCTATAATGATGAAAGCAAAAATGATGGCTAAAGGCGGCATGATGAAGAAGATGGCTGGCGGCGGTATGCCTATGGTTATGAAGGATGGCAAAAAAGTCCCATCATTTGCAGCAGATGGCAAAGGTGCAATGGCTAAGGGTGGTATGATGAAGAAGATGGCTGGCGGCGGTATGCACAAGATGCCAGATGGTAAGATGATGAAAGACTCAGCCATGAAGAAGATGGCTGGCGGTGGTATGCCTGAAGCCTTGGCTAAACACGCTGCTAAACCTGCTTCTAAAGCCCACGCGGGTCTTAAAGCTGGTGGCTTTGTTCGTGCTGCTGATGGCGTGGCTAAGAAAGGTAAGACCAAGGGTAAAGTCTTATAATGAGACCGTCCCGGGGTATGGGGGACATCATGAAGTCCAAGATGCCTAAAGGAAAAGCTAAAGGTGGTTGGATTAAGGATGCTATCAAGAAACCCGGGTCCTTACGTAAGTCACTAGGGGTTAAGGCAGGGGACACTATCCCCACTAGTAAGTTAACTAAAGCAGCTAAGGCTCCGGGTAAACTGGGTCAAAGAGCGAGGTTGGCTGAAACCCTGAAAGGATTCAAGCATGGCTAAGACTCCTGCAAAGGGGAAAGTTAATGCCGCCGGTAATTACACAAAGCCTACTCTGCGTAAGAAGATTGTGTCCACGGTAAAGGCAGCGGCAACTCAGGGTACTGGTGCAGGACAATGGTCAGCCCGTAAAGCACAACTTGTAGCCAAGAAGTACAAGGCTGCAGGTGGGGGGTATAAAGATTGAAAGCGCCACAGCAATCCTTGAAAGATTGGGGTAAGCAAGACTGGACTACTAAAAGTGGTAAAAAGTCTTCTGATACAGGTGAGCGATACCTTCCAAAGGCGGCAATAAAGTCTTTAAGCCCAGCAGAGTACGCAGCAACCACCCGTGCAAAACGTGCAGGTAAAGCAGCAGGTAAGCAGTTTGTGGCTCAACCCAAGACTATTGCAAAGAAAACAGCGGGGTACAGATAATGGCTAAGACACCTGCATGGACGCGAAAAGAAGGCAAGTCTGAGAGTGGTGGCTTAAACGCCAAGGGTAGGGCCTCGTATAATAAGGCTAATCCAGATAAGCCCGGGCTAAAAGCCCCGCAGCCAGAAGGTGGTAGTCGTAAGAAGTCATTCTGTGCGAGAATGTCTGGGATGAAGAAGAAGTTGACCTCTGCTAAAACAGCGAACGATCCAGATAGCCGCATAAATAAAAGCCTTCGGGCATGGAAATGTTAGATGACAACTTCGAGCGTTACAACATTTAATCTTGACCTTAATAATATCGTAGAAGAGGCATTTGAGAGATGCGGCGCTGAACTACGTAGTGGTTACGATATGCGTACTGCGCGTAGGTCTTTGAATCTACTAATGCTTGAATGGGCAAATCGTGGAATTAACCTGTGGACTATTGAGCAGGGCCAGATAAACCTTGTAAACGGGCAAATATCCTACGCAATCCCCACAGACACGGTAGATCTACTAGACCACGTAATTCGGACTGGTACTGCATCTAACCAGCAAGATATTAATATCAGCCGTATTTCAGAGTCTACGTACTCAACCCTGCCTAACAAGAACGCTAGTGGTCGCCCGATACAAGTTTGGGTCAATAGACAGACTGGGGTCCCTAGGTCTACTGCAAATACTACGTTGTCAGCAGGTATAACAGCAACCGCAACAACAATCGACGTAACATCTGCCGCCAGTCTCCCCTCAGTTGGGTTTATCAACATTGGGTCAGAGACTATTACGTACCAAAACATCGTTGGAAACCAGTTACAGTATTGCTTCCGGGCACAGAACGGGACTACAGCAGCAGTACATAACACCGCTGCACCGGTAACAAGTATCAACTTACCAAATATAAACGTATGGCCTACGGGTGATGGCGGTGGTCCTTACACCTTTGTGTACTGGAGACTACGTAGGATGCAGGATGCGGGTGACGGCAATACAACCCAAGATATTCCATTCAGACTACTACCGGCACTTGTTGCTGGGCTTGCAGTTCAGTTAGCGATGAAGTTGCCTAATGGCATGGAAAGGCTTCAGATGCTTAAAGCAATGTACGATGAGCAATGGATGTTAGCTTCTGATGAAGATCGTGAAAAGGCTCCGATAAGGTTTGTGCCTCGTCAATCGTTTAATTACTAGGCGGGTACATGCCTTCTAAGTATGCGTCAGGCAAAAATAGTATATCCGAGTGTGATCGGTGTGGGTTTAGGTACAAGCTAAAAGAGTTAAGACGACTAATAATTAAGACTAAGAACGTAAATATTCTAGTCTGTGGTAACTGTTGGGAACCAGATCAGCCGCAGTTGTCTCTAGGTCTGTATCCTGTATCTGATCCTCAAGCGGTGCGTAATCCAAGACCAGATTTAAGTTACTATGCAGCAGGTAGTACTGGGCTACAGATAGAAGAGCTTACTAGCCCTACCCCAGCAGAGCTTGCTGATCCTATGGCTAGTGGGGTACAGAGTATGGGTAGTCGTATAACCCAGTGGGGGTGGAACCCAGTGGGGTTAAATAATGTGCTAAACTTACCGAATGTTAACAATGATCTAATATCAGTTGGCGCGGTTGGAACAGTAACTATAACAGTAACCTAAAGGAGCATATCATGGCTAAAGGTGGAAAGACTAACGAGCAAATGAAACAACTAGGTCGTGGCCTAGCTAAAGTAGCTAACCAGAAGAAATCAGTTCGCAAAGTACCTGTATCAGTTCCTAAACCCGGTATCTAAGGAGTATAGAATGAGTGAATTTAACTTTTTCCCCGGGGATACAGCTAATCCTTGCGAGAAGTATACCCAGCCAAAGCCATATAGCGTAGACCTCAAGAACAGCAGCTACCCTAATAACGTGGCTAACACCCAGACTGAAAAGACTCGTGGTACTGGTGCAGCTACTAAAGGTAAGAACCACGCTAGGTTAAAAGTCGGTAAGTAATGAATTACGCTGAGCTTACTTTAGCAATCAAGGGATACTGTGAAAACACGTTCCCAGAGACGATCTCGACGTTTACAACGGCAGATCAGATTGCTACGTTTGTCAGAAATGCTGAAGAACGGATATACAACTCTATTCAGTTTCCATCGCTTAGGAAGAATGTAACTGGGGTATTAACCACTAGTAATAAGTACTTATCAGCCCCCTCAGATTTTCTAGCGGTTTACTCAATGGCGGTGATAGACGCAGACGGGATATATTACTTCTTGCTTAACAAGGACGTTAACTTTATTAGAGAGGTGTTCCCTAACCCAGCTAATACGGGTCAGCCTACGCATTACGCTCTGTTTGGGCCTACGACAACGAATACAAACCCAGCCGTTATAACAAATGAGTTGAGCTTTCTTCTTGGACCAACTCCTGATTCGGCGTATGACGTAGAGATGCACTACTACTACTATCCAGAGTCTATAGTCACAGCAGGCACTACTTGGCTTGGAGATAACTTTGATCCAGTACTGTTGTATGGGTCATTGCTCGAAGCTGTTGCTTATATGAAAGAAGAACCAGAAGTATTGTCTACGTACCAGAAAAGATACGACGAAGCATTAGCAATGGCTAAACGTCTGGGTGACGGCATGGAAAGACAAGATGCCTACCGATCTGGACAAGTGCGAATAGCCGTAACATAACAGAGGTCCTAAGTGGCACTAACCCAAACATTATGTACGGTGTTTAAAACTAACCTGCTAAGTGGGTTAGAGGACTTTAATACCGGTACGATTTACACATATAAAATTGCCTTGTACACTGCGGCTGCGGCATTAAACGCAGATACACTTGCTTATACAGTGGATGGGGAAATTACTGGGGCTGGGTACACGGCAGGAGGTGAGGTTCTAACTCCAACGGTTCCAGCTAGTAGCAGTGGTACAGCGTATGTAACATTTGCCGATGTGCTTTGGGACCCCGCCCAGTTTACTGCAGCAGGGGCATTAATATACAATAGCACAACAGGG